TCGCCGGTGCTGTAGTTCCAGCGCGTGCCGGCCGGTGCCTCGCGCGGCAGCCGGCGCAGGTAGCTCACGAGCGCGTCGACACCGTCCTCGGGCTCGTGGTTGTTGAAGCGCGCCACGTCCGAATTCGGGTCCGCGTAGTCCTCGTTCCAGCGCACGCCCGAGGTCATCGTCAGAAGCTGGCCGATGCTCACGTCGTCGTAGGCCGAGCCCTTCATCTGCGGCAAGTAGTCCGTGACCTTGTCGTCCATGCTGCGGATGTCGCCATCGCGGATGGCGGCCCCGACCAGGGTCGAGGTGATGGACTGGCGCTGCCGGACGTGATGGCGCCGGCCGAGGCCGACCGCTTCACCGACGAAGAGCGCAACCTGCTGCTCTACGACGGCATCAGCACCATCATCTTCGATCCCTCCGGAGCAGCGATGGTCGAGCAGGTCATCACGACCTACCAGACCAACCCCTTCGGCATGGAAGATCGCAGCCTGCTCAAGCTCAACACCAAGTGGACGGTCGACTACATGCGTTACGTCTTCCGCTTCGCCGTGGTGCGCGACTACCCGGCCCACAAGCTGGCCGGCGACGACGTGTTGCAGTACGTCAGCCCCGGCCAGAAGATCGCCACGCCCAAGCTGATCCGCAACACGCTGATCGCGGCGGCCGGGCAACTGGCGACGGTGGGCCTGCTCGAAAACCTGGCGCAGTTCAAGAAAGACCTGATCGTGGTGCGCTCCGAAGCGGACGAGTGCCGCGTCAATGCCGTCATCCCGCCGAACGTGGTCAATCAGTTCGACGTGTTCGCTGCGGCCGTTCAATACATCCTCTAGGAGATAAGCAGCTATGGCACAACTTACCGGCCGCGTGGCCATCATGGTTCGGGGCGAGCGCCTGGCGTCGAAGGAAGGCGCAACCCTCAAGTACTCCGACGTCGAGCGCGAAGGCGTCGTCGGCGATGCCGGCGTGCTCGGCTTCACCGAGAAGTCCGTCATTCCCGAGGTCGAGTGCGTCGTTTCGCACAGCGGCGCCACCCGCCTGGCGGACTTCCAGGGCATGACCGACGAGACGGTTTCCTTCGATGCCGACACCGGCACCAGCTACGTGTTGCGTAACGCCTGGTGTGTCGGCGCGCTGGAGCTGTCGAAGGGCGAGGTCAAGCTGCGCTTCCAGGGCATGAAGTGTGAGGAGGTCGGCGCATGAAGACCGTCAAGGGCAACCTTCCCAACGGCCTGGTGATCAACGGCACGACGCATCGCGACTTCGAGTTGCGCGAGGCCACGGTCGGCGACATGTTCGATGCCGAAAACGACTCCGACGTGACACGGCCGCTGGCTTTCAACGGCCAGATGATGCTGCGCCAGCTGGTGCGCATCGGCACCTTCACCGGTCCCTTCACGGTCGGCATGTTGCGCAGTCTCAAGCCCGCCGATTACCGCACCCTGCGTGGCAAGCAGATGGAGCTGGAGGTGGAGGAAAAAGCGGAGGGGGAAGCGGGCGGGAGCGACGGGGGCGCAGAACAAGCTTCCTGAACAAGGTGCTGCTGCTGGCCCTTAAAACGGGCTGGAGCCGCACCGAGATCCTGTCGCTCCCGGCCGACGAGTTCAACCACTACCTGGAAATGCTGACCAAGGTGAATGATGGCAAGTAGCAATCGAGATCTGTCACTGGCGCTACGTCTTTACACGGACGCAGCGCGCTTCGTTTCCGGCCTCTCCCAGGCCGAAGGCGGGGTGCGCCGCTTCGGCCAGACGGCGAAGCGCGAGTTCGACGCGCTCAAGGGCGCGCTCGGCTCCGTGCAGGGGCAGCTTGCCGCCCTGGGGGTGTCAGTCGGCGCCGTTGCCACGCTCGCGCAGTCGGCGCGCATGGACAAGGGCCTGACACAGATCGGCCAGACCGCCGGCATGTCGCGGGCGGAGGTGGACGGGTTGCGCCGCGAGCTGTTCGGCCTGGCCGGCGAAACGGGGCAACTCGTCGATGACCTCCAGCAAGGCTTCAACAACGCGGTGCAGTCCGGCCTGAGTTTCCGCGAGGCGCTGCCGGTGATCGCCGCCACCAACAAGGCGATGGCCGTCACCGGCGCCAATGCGGATCTCCTGACGGGCAGCCTGACCGTCGCCTCCACCGCCTATCAGTTCGACCTGGCCAAGCCGAACATGGCACTCTCGCTGCTCGACAAAATGACGGTAGCCGGCCGGCTTGGTAACGCCGAGCTGGAGAATCTGTCCGCGATTTTTGGTCGTGTCGGCGTCAATGCCGCCAGCGCCGGCTTGAGTTTCGACAAGACGCTGGGTTTCATCGAAGCCCTCTCCCTGGTCGAGCGTTCGCCGGAGCGCCTGGCGACGCTGGCCGATTCGACGCTGCGCCTGTTCACCAACCTCAATTACATGAAGGAAGCGGCGCAGGCCACCAATGTCCGCTTCTTCGAGCAGGATGGCCGCCGGCGCGACCCGGTCGCCGTGCTGCGCGATATCAAAAAAGAATACGACAAGCTCAAGACCGACAAGGATCGTGCGCTGTTCATGCAAAAAGCGTTCGGCAAGGCCGACCTCGACACCATCAAGGGCCTGCGCACTTTGTTCGGCGGTGACATGCTGGGCAAGGTGGACGAGTTCGCCAGGGCCATCGGCGGTGCCAGCGGCACCATCGAGAAGAACCTGCCCGAGGCCATCAGTAACGCGGTGGATCAGACCGGCCGGCTCAAGGCCGAGCTGCGCAAGGCCGCCGACGACTTTGCCAAGCCGATCAACGATGCGCTGTCCAAGACCATTCAGTGGGGTATGGACAAGAAGGAGAACGGAGGGTTGGGTCTGGATGGCAAAGACATGATCGTCGGCGGCGGCGCGCTGGCGCTGGGCACCTTGGTCGCCGCGCGTTATGGCGGCAAGGCGATCAGCGGGCTGGCCAAACGTTTTGGTGGCACAGCCGCCGGTGTTGCCGAGGGCAAGGCGCTTGAAGCGGCCGCCGGCGTGACGCCGGTCTTTGTGGTCAATTGGCCCGGTGCGATGGGAGGCTCGGTAGTCGGCGATCTGGCCGCCAACGCCGGCAAGACCGCCGGTGCCGCCGGTACGGTTGGCACCGTCGCCAGCCGGGCCAAGTCGCTGGCCGTGCTGGCCGGCGGCCTGCCGCTTGCTGCCTGGGGATCGATGGGCGCCAAAGGACTTGCAACGGCCGGCGGCGGCGTCCTGGCCGCCGGCGTCGGCGGCTACGCAGTCGGCACCGGAATCTACAAGGCCATCGAAGGCACCACCGCCGCCGACAAGATCGGCGAGGGCGTAGCCCGCGTGCTGGCCTTCTTTGGCAACGAGGAAGCGCGGCGCGCAGTCGAGATCGGCGACAAGCTCCGCGAGGCCAAGATCGGTGGCGAGGTGCGCATCCGCGTCGAAGGCCCGGTTTCCTCGGTGACCGCCCGCTCCGATAACCGTGACGTACCGCTGTCGGTTGATGGCGGCACGATGATGATGTCGCCATGAGTCAGGCGACCTGGCGCAAACAGCTGCAACGGGCGAGCTTCCGCAACGTGCCGTTCTACGTCCGCAGCGCGGACACCGAAGAAGGCCGTCGCGGCGTGCTGCATGAGTACCCGCTGCGCGACGTTCCCTTCGTCGAGGACATGGGGCGCAAGGCCGGGGAATTCACCCTGGAAGCGATCATCGTCGGCGAGGATTATTTCCCGGCCCGCGACGCCCTGCGCGACGCGCTCAAGCAACCCGGTGCCGGCGAGCTGGTGCACCCGACGCTTGGCCGCATGCAGGTCGCCCTGGTGGCGCCGGTGCGCTTCGTCGAGTCGCTGGTCGACGAAGGCGGCCAGGCCCGCTTCACGCTGCGCTTCACCGAGACTGCCGAGAATACCCAGCCGACCGCTGACACCAACACCGCCGCCGTGACCGACGAGGCGGCCGATGTGGCCGAGAAAGCTTCCGCCGAGGAATTTGCGGATGTTTTCGACGTGAGCGGCATGCCGGAGTTCGTCGGCATCAATGCCAAGGAACTGCTCGGCGACGCTCTGGAGGCGATCAACGCCGCCCGCGCCGGCATCACGCCGGATCTGTCGGTCGTCGGTGAGTTCGTCAATGACCTGTCTGCCGTCGGCGCTGCGCTGGCCGGCCTGATCACCACGCCGGCCACACTGGCCACGCGCATTTTCGGTCTGTATGCCG